CTTTCTCCTCTTTCTGATCCTTGCCGGGAATCACCGTGCCCGTGGTTTTTGCCGGCGTCACCGTAAGGGTCGCGGCGGGCGGTGCGCCCTCGGCGTCAAGTTGCGCGCGCCGCGCCGCGATCTTTTTCTGATCACTACGCGACAGCATGCCCTCCCGTTCAAGTGTTGCCAGATCCTCGCGCGTAGCCTTGCCGGACTCGAGGCGATATGACGCCGTCGAGAACGAATACAATTTGGTCGCAAGGTTGATCGCTTCATTGAGTATCTGGATGATCGGGAGCAACCACTCCCGCGATCCCTTGCCCAGATTCTGCAGCGCGGCCGTCCATTTGTTTTCAAACTCCGTTGCCTTATCGATCATCTCTTTCGACATGACCCCGCCCGCGGCACGCGCCGCCTCGCCGGCCTTGGCCAATGCCTCGGGACCGCCCTCGAGCGTCTTGATCCACTCTTTGGACAGCCCGGCAATCTCGGCGATCTTTATCGCGTCAAGCGGAGTCTTTGCGTTCGCGACGAGCGTCGCGATTCCCTTCATCGCGGTCGCCACGTCGATGACGTTGCCTTTCTGGTCGCGCCATTTGATGTTGTTTGCGTCGAGCAGCTTGGTCAGTGCGTTCTCCTCGCGGTTCGCGTCGTTGAGCGCCGTCGCGACCTTCACCAGGTCGTTCGCCGCGTCCTTGGACGAAAGCCCGCCCTTCGTGCCTGCCGCCATCAAAGCCTGAAACGACTCGACGTCGATGCGCGTTTGTTTCGCCTGTTCGCCAAGTTTCGCCATTGCCTCGATGTTTTGCATTATCACCTTGAGCAGATTCGTCGCGCCCTGGAACACGCCCTGGCCGAACCCCTGCGCGATGCCCTGGATGATATTGCCGCTAATTCCGATGTTGGCGTTGTTGAATTGTTGCTGAATCTGGTTGATCGCATCACCGGCGATGCGCGTCGCCTCATCCATGCTTTGTTTGAAAGGCTCGAGGTTGACGCCGACCGGAACGATGAGCGAGCCAGCCATTTAGAAGTCTCCGAGCTCATGGCCAAGAGCCGCCTTGTCGTATGGATAAGGCGATCCCATGCCTTTTCTGCCGCGCCCAGGACCGGCGCGCTGGTCGAGCGTTTGGTGCGCCGGGTTCGTTTCGCCCTGTTGCCGCACGACATTGCCCTGATTCAATTCTTCAACAGCTTCCCAAATCGCGGCCTCGATGCGCCGGCGGATTCCTGGCGCCATTGCGCGGTAGGTGTTCCAGAAAAACGGGCGGGCGTGTTCCTTGCGCGTGCCGAACTCGGTCGCCATCGAATAATCATAGCCGTGCGTCGTGGTCGCGCTGCCGCCGGCCTTCACCCAAAAAACGATCGAGGCAAATTTCGAGGAACCTTCCTCGACGCGGATCGAATTGCGCAGATCGCCTTGCCTGACATGAACCCGCGCCTCCATCGCCCTCGCCAGGCCGTTCGCCTCTTGCTTGATCACCGCGCGCACCTTTTCCTGATTCCAGCCGTCGCGAATGATGTGCATCGACTCGAGCAATTGCGCGCGCGTCATCAGGGGAACAGCCGGCATCAGGCAGGATCCTTTCCGAGCTCGAGGGAGCGGCGCGAGGCCGCCAGGTCGACCAGGTCGTCAAATTCTTGATCGCTCATCGGCTCCGGTTCCGGCTCGGCGCCGTGTACCGCGTTCCAGCCATCGACCATTGCGGCGAATTGCCAGAACGAGCACCTATCGACCTGGTCGGGAGCGAAACCTAGTGCACCGCCGAGTCCGTAGATTGCGGAGAAGACGAGGCGGTCGGTGCCGTCTTTTCCGCTGGTGGTTTTCCCACGGGGTCATCCGGCACACCGGCGAGCGCGGCGCGCATAACCGCCTCGGCGACGAGCATGCATTCGAGCCACGGCCGTTCCTCGACGTATCGCTTGACCAGTGCGAGCGCCTCGAATGGCTTGGCGCCGCCGCCGATCAGGCCGAGCCGCAATATCTCGCGCACGTCGTGCGGCCACGCATCGCTCTTGAGCGTCAGTCCCCAGAGTGTCATCGGCCCGATAACCGGCCAGCCCATTTCGAGCCGCGGCTTGTTCACCAATTCCGCGAGCTCACGCGCCTGACCGATGGCCAATCGAAATCGATGCTCGCCATCGGCCCAGGTAATCGTGACGGATCCATCTGCGCTCATTGCAGCGTGATCGCGCCATCGGAAACGATATTCACCGTCATGGTGACACGTTGTCCGCGGTCGGCGGTGATCACGATTTCCTGCAATTTGCACAGGCCGAGCCACACCTTCTGGAAAGACGGGTTCGCGTCGACCAGCATGATCTGCACGTTCTTGGAAAGCGCCGATGTCCACCATGCTTCCCAGGTCGAATAGCTTTCCTGCGCAACCACGCCGGATCCCTTGATCGTGCCCTGGTAGGACACGACATCGCGCGCGAGCCAGGACGCCGCGTCAGGGTTTGCGCAATCGGGAATGTTCGTGTCGTTCATGTTGGCCGAGCGCGTGAAGCCCTTCGATGTCAGGCCGCACGGATCCGAAAACACTTCGGGCGTTGCACCGTTGCCGAGCAAGACCAGAAATTTTGAGAACGGGTAGGTTGTTGCGAGCGCCATTGCTTTCTCCTTCCTGGCGTTAGGTTGGTTCGGTCCATGCGTGAAGGCTCACGACCGCGTGCGCCGTGATACCGTCGGGATCGCGCAAATATTGGGTTTCCGTGACGGTGAGCGAGACAAGGTGTTGCCCGTCGAGCGAGAGCTCGGCCTGGTCAAGTGCGTATGCAATCGCGCCGCCGAGTTGTTTTGCCTGCGTGGTCGCCGGTCCGGCCGCCCATCCGTCGAGTTGAATGATTGCCTCGCCGCCGGCCAGGCAGGCCGTGCTATCGGGCAATAGCTGGAACGAGCCGATCGAGACGTAGGGCAATGGCGCGTCAACCGGAACGCCGTCGTAAACCCGCCCGCCAACGATTGCCGCGACCTTTGCGTCGGCCTTCAACGTCGCCACGATCGCCTTTTGCAGCGGCAGCGACGGGTCGGTGTACGGCATCTAGAGCACGACACCGGGGAATTGAATCGCGATGTTGAGCACCGTGGTCGATGACGCGAGCCCGATGAGGCACACCGCGCTGCCCGCAAGCACGTCCGCGGTCGGGCAAAGCCCGCCAGGGTTGGCCGAAAGATAATAGGCCGCACCGGCAACCAGCGTTGCGCCGATCGTGATCGGTCCGCTCGTTTGCACGACGATCGGTTGATTGAGCGAGGCGCCGCAAAGAGCGATGCCGACCGCGCGCCGCGCCTCGACCAGCGCGACGTTGTTGTCGGCGAGGAGATATTTTTGCACCGATGAATCCAGATACACCGCCTGGCCGGCGGTGATCGCGGCGCCTGCGGTGCCGGTGACGCGCGTGACGGCGGCGCCGGAAACAACGTTCCCCGGTACGATTACGAGATCAGTCATTGGAATTGTCTCCCCTGTTTCAGATCGAAATGCCGGATTCGGCAAGACAGTCGATGTATTTGCCGCGCTCGACATCGCCGTAGTGCGGATCGTTCACCGATCGGATGTTGTATGGCGTGCCGGTCGCCAGGTCGGTGACTTTCCAATCGACGCGGATCGCGAGCGTGTCGGGCGATTGCCGCACGCGAAACACCGCGGGTTGCCGGCCGGCGAGCCGCGCGGCCTCGACCGTCTCGCCGCCGAGCCGCGGCGTGATGTTCGACCAGACGGTAAACATATCGAGCCAGCCCGTGGTCACGTTGCCGTATTCGTCGGCGACCTGGTTGGGCTTTGCGAACGTGACGCGGTGTCGGAGCTCGGCCGCTCCGCCCGCCTTGCGCAGATCAGAGGCGGAAGGCATCACGCGCGTCCACAGAGTCGCCGGCCGGATCGTTAGAGCCAACAATCCGGCCGGCACCGGCGCGCTCAATTTCCCGAGCCGCGGTTTCGAGCACACGCCGGTAAGTGATGCCCGCCTTGAAGCACACGATTTTGCGCGGTGTCAGGCGATACGAATAATCGCACGTCATCTCGACGGTTTTCATGCGCGCGGCATCCAATAGGTGGACACCACGTCGGACATCCAACCAGGACTCGCCGCCTGGACGGTCGGCACCAGGATCTCGCGGTGTTCGTAGAGGTGTGCGCTGTAGCGCAGAATCGCGTCGAGAATGCCGGCCGGCAATTCGGCCATGCTCGCGTAGCCGCTATCGAATGTCACGACCAGGCCGCTCGCCCATGCGCCATCGAGCGCGTAGATGCCGACACCGTGTGTGCTCATCGTCGTGACGCTGTAGCTCGACGTCGCATCGGTGCCGGCGATTTTCGCGGTCATGTCCTCGACCGGCGACTCGGAAAACCGCGAAAGCCCCTGATCGGTGAAGTCGTTCCAATCGGGCGTCCATTCGAACGTGGTCGGATTGACGGTGACGTTTGTCACCCGCTCAAACCAGGCGATCGCGCGCGCGATCACCGAGGTGATGAAAGCATCTTCGAACGTGCCATCGATCCGCATCTGGTCTTTTGCGATCGGCAATAGCGCCGCCGGCAGCGCGGCCGTATCTTTCGCCGTCGCCTTGATCGAGCTCACGCGATGAGCTCCGCCAGGTCGACCGACAGCGCCGAGCCGTCGGTGCGGTGAAACACCAGCTTGCCGTTGATGAGCTCGACATGCGCGAGGCCGACACCGGGATCGCCGCGCTCGCCGCGTTCGCCTTTGTCGCCGGGTTTGCCCTTGGATCCCTTGGCGCCCAACATCCACCCGTCGCCTGGACATGGGCCCGGGTTGTCCTTGGTCGCGCGCCACTCCGAGCCGTTGAGCGTGACAACGTCCATTGCGCGATACTCGGCCTTGTCATCGAACAGCCCGAGCGCGCGGCCGGCGTAAGCGTCGCGCCCCTTGAACGCGATCGGCTGAAAGTCGGCATGCGGCGGCGTCGCCGCGGTGTCGCGCAAGGCGTAAAACGTCGAGCCCTCGAAATAGATCAGCTTTCCCGCATAGGTGATCTGGCCGGCCTTGAAGTTTGCCGGCGCCTCGAAACCGCCGGCCGGTCCCGGTTCGCCGCGCTCGCCCTGCGGTCCCGGTGCGCCGTCGTTGCCGTTGACGCCGTCGCGTCCCGGTGCGCCGTCCTGCAGGTTCGCGAGTCGTTCTCGCGTCAACGCCGCCAGCCGCTCGAGCTCGAGCAACCCCTCGAGCAATTGAGCGCGCATTTCCGCGGCCTCGACGCGCCAGTCGCGGCGCACGTTTCCGAGTTGCTGGCGGATGCTTTCTGCCAGCGCGGTCGAACCGTTGAGGTTCATGCTGCGGCCTCGAAATATCGATTCCAGTCCGACACGGTCATTTTGCTCGCCGGGTCGTCGGCGGCCGGATCCTTCGGCTCGGCCGGCGGTGTCGGCGGCGTCGGTGCTGGCGGCGGTTGCATGGCAAACGACAGCGGCACCACTTGTTGCTGAACGCGCGGCTCATCACCGTCTTTCGCGGCCGGCAAATTCTCCGCGGCGCGCGCTTCGTTCGGCGAATAGATGCCGCCCTGGACCGCACGCGCGAGCCCCTCGATCCGATCTTTGAACGCCGAACGCATCAAGACCTTGGAATCGAGCTCGCTATATTCGCCGCTCGCGCCGCGATCGAGTTGAAACGTCCGATCGATCGCGAGCTCGATGTTATCGAGCGCAAAGCCGAGCCCGGTCGAAATCCACAAATTCATCAAAGCTTCGGTCGAGCCCATCGGTTGCGCTTCGGAACCGATCAGCGCGAGCGGGATCCGGAACACTTGCGCGATTTGCGCGTCTGAAAGTTTCTGCGACTCGACAAACTGCGTGTCTTTCGGCGCGATCGTCACCGGCTCGAATTTGAGTCCCTGCGTGAGGATCGGCGTGCCGCCGGCACCGAGCCCTTGCGAAAACTTATTCCACCGGTCGCGCAAGTCATCGATTTGCGGTTGCGTCAGCGTCGCGTCGGTCTGCAACACGCCGCTCGGCCGGCTCATGTTGGCGTAAAAATTGGCCGACTGTGCGAGCGCGGCGTTCGACGCCATGATCGACATCGCCGCCGCGGTGAGCGGTGTTTCGCCGCGCAACTTGTTGCTGGTCGGCGTCTGCAATTTGACATGCAAGACATCGCGCGCCGGGACCGCCGAGAGCGTGTCGGGCAACAGGTCGAGCTCGAGGATTCGATTGTCGATGACGTTGTTGCCGCCGAGCGCGTAGAAAATTTCGCCTTCGAACGGGATCCCGTAGCACATGCGCGGATGCATCAAGTGCAGCGACGAAACCTCGTAACGGTTATTGCGCAACGCGAGCGCATAGGCGTTGCCCTCGAGGTAGAGCGAGCGCACCAGGTTGAGCAGGAAGTCGGAACGGGTCTGGTAATCGTTCGGCGCGCGCATGACGCGCGAGAGCGCCGAGTTGGTCACCGGCTCGCGCCCACCGTTCGCCAGGTCGCGCCAGTGCGTCAGCGGGCACATGGCGATCGTTTGCGCATAGGCCGACACGCAAGCCTCGACCATTGCCGAGGTGCCGCCCTGGTCGGGCGTGTAGCCCATCTGCCAGAAATTGACGTATTGCCCCCACGTTGCCGGTATCACGCCGTCCATCGTGAGCCAGGGACCGTCGCGGTAGGCGCCTTCCGGCGCGGCCTTCGGCCGGAACAGCGACGCGACCGCGGCGAACAGGTTCATTCGCTCGAGCCCTTGGTTCGATAGGTGCCGCCGCGGCCGGCTTGCATATCGCGCGCGCGCGGCGGCGCCGGCTTGTCTTTCGGCCGCGCCGCCGGCTTGCGCCGCTTGATCTTCGGCGCCGGCTTTTCCGGCCTACGTTCGCGCATGGTCGCGGCCAGGAGCTCGAGCGCGCGGCGCGTCGCGCGCGGCGGGCGGATCCTCGGGCGGCGGTTCGGCGTGATCCTTGGCGTATTGCTCGGCCGCGGCGAGCGCGGCGGCGAGCTCGGCCTCGGTGAGCGGCGGCGGGAGCGTCATGTTCGGATCGATCGGGCCCTCCTGGAAATCGACCGCCCATTTGTCGGCGATCGCCTGGATCGCGTCGGCGTTCGGCAAGTGCAAGATCGCGTCGCGCCACGGGCCGAGCGTCACGTGAACACGCAACGAGTCGATGTACGGATAAGCCTCGGGCGGCGTCGACACTGATATCGGCGTCACCTCGGGCGCGGCTTTCGCGGCACGTTCGGTTGCCGGCGGTTTCGGCGCCTCATGCCGCGGGTCCGGCTTCGCGTCCTTGTCGTGCACAACCATTTTTGCCTTCCTCCTTCGCGGTCGCGGTTTCACAGATCGAACGGGCGGCGTTTTTCGCGCCGCCCGCCGCATGTCACGTCACCAGGTAACCGCATCCATGAACGTGACCATGCCGGTGCGGCGCATGGTCCAATTCATCGGCATCAACATGCGGATGCCGATCGAGCCGGTTTGCCACAGCGAGCGCACCGGTGCGGCGACCGAGCCGATCGCCGGCGGTTGCACCGTGCCGCCAACGATCGGGAGCGGCGCGGTGTCTTCTTCGTGGATCGTCGCGACCTCGGAGACGTCGAACTCGGCGGTGTCGCCGGTCACCGAGGCGAAGTCGGCAGCGTCGACCATGATCAAACGCGCGGCCGGCACCGTGGTCGACCAGACAAGCGAGACGTTGCGCACCTGGCCGGATCCGGTGTCGAACACAAACTCGCCGAGCGACGACATCGCCCAGGCGATCTTGTTGTATTGCGCAATATTCATGATCAGCACCATGTCGCGGCCGCCGCGTTGAGCGGCGATCGGTGCGATCAGCGTCGTGATGTCGTCGATGATCTTGAGATAGGGCGTCGTGTTGGTCGATGGCGTGAGCGACGAGAGATTGTAGATCAAGCCTTGCGGGCGAATGCCGTCCGCGATCACGTTGTCGATCAGCACCGTGTCCAGCGCCTCGGCGGTGTCATCGAGGATTGCCTGGCGAATCACGCCTTCGATGGCCGGCGTCGAGTGTTGCGCCATCTCCTTCGTGAACTCGGAGATAACCGCCATTTTTTTCGGCGTCAGCAAGATCGAGGTGAGGCCGAATTTGCGCACCGGGATCGCCTGACCTTCGCCGACAAACGAGCCGTTGATCTTCGGCGAGTTGACGCGCGCCGGGATCTTGATCGTGCCGTATTGCCCGAACGTGAAGCTCGGGCCCCGGCTCGAGAGCGTCGGAAAGATCGCCGAGCGCGGTAGCAGATTGATGAAATCCGCCAGCACGACCGCCGAGAGCTCGGCCGCCCATCCGGCGATTCCCGTCACTGCCGGCGCCATCGCGGTGCGCAACACCATGCCGATGTCGTCGTTGCCGGGATAGCGTTCGTGCAACACGTCGGCGAGCGGCTTGTTCGTCATCTTGGCGACGAAAAACGCCGTCGCCGCCTTGAACACGAGCTCACCGGGCTTGTCGGGAATCCGCCGCGGTCCGTTCCTCATCACGGCCGGCGCGCGCGGTGTCGTGGTCTTGCCGATTTCGCCACTCACCGCGCGCTCGATCCTGATCATTTCCTCGAGCGCCGCGCGGGTTTGCTCGAGCCGCTCAGTCAAACTATCCAATTCCGCCTGTTCGGAATCGGTCCGGGTTTCTTGCGCGTCGAGTTGCTCGACGCGGTCGCGCATTTGAACGATCGACTGTTGTGCAGCTTCGATGCGCTGCGAACGGGTTGCCATTTTCGCGCCTATCGGTGCGAGGTATTTGGCGGGCTTGCCGGTGATGGTGCGGATGCCGGTCAGCGGATCTTTGTTTGCAGGCTTGCTAAAGATTTCCGTGACGACATCGCGCGGTAGGTTCATCGATTTCGTGAGAGCCAGCGCGTTCGCGTTCGCCGGCACCGCGACCAGCGAGCATTCCAAAAGCTCTTGTTGGAGGAACCGGAACGGTCCCCAATTCTCATCGGCTTCGGCGTCGAGCGGCTCCATCTTGGTCGGGCGAAAGCCGACCGACACCGCGCGCAGCACCCCTTGCTCGACCAACGCGCGCACCGTGTCCACGAGCTCGGATGTGCCGCGCGCGGCGAGCTCGAGCCGGCCGAGCAGGCGATTTTTCACGACGCGCACATCGCGCCAGTTGCCGATGACCTGGTCGCTCTTGTGATTGAACAGCGCGACCGGATTCCGATCGGGCGCGAAATTGTCCAGGTTCCAGCCCTTCGGCTCGATCACATCACCCATGCGATCGACCGAGTCGTCGGACATGACGAACTCGACCGCGGAATCGCCAGGAGGCGGCGCCGCCTTGACGGTGAACCGAGATTTCATCTCAGACCTGTTTGGATCGGTCGCGGGCTCAACGCGACCAGGCGCGGCTCTCAGGCGATCATCGTGGCGATATCGACCACCGGCGCGGCGCATGCCTTCATCGCGCCGACCGCCATCACGGCGGCGACCGCGACGTCGATGCGACCGTATGACTTGGCCTTGTCGAGCTTGCGCGCGCCGGTCGGATCACGCAGCACGACCGCGTTGGAAAAACACCAGCGCAGCACCGGATGCCCGCCGTGTCGGATCTTGTTATCG